GTCGATGGGATTACAGAAGAAAACTCTTGTGTTACCTTTCATGACCTTAGCCAATTCTCGCGCTTCATCTTTTAAACAACTTTTAGATATGGGACTTACAGTCCGTTTATCTTTATAAGCCTTCAAAATGTCACACAATCGTTTTTTCAGATCAGGAGTAGGTTCACGAAGAGTTTCTTCTTCTTCCACTAAAGGAATATGATTAGCCTTGGAGCCGGGATAACCGAATCCACCCGAAGTCGAAGCGTTGATACGCCTAACAAAAGGATCTTCAAGCACACCATTTATGGCACTATTAACATTAAGAGGTGACAATTTGTCAACTCCTCTAGTTTTTAGTTCCTTGATAATATGATTAGAGTAAACTTCTACGACTTTCTCTAAAACATCTCTGTCAAGAGCAGCGTTTTGGACATCTCGTTTTTGAAACCAGATATTCCATGGGCTAACATACTCACCGTCAATCATACTGGGTTTCATGACGGGAGGAGCAAATTCAACATCAGGTTTGAAATCATAAATGTCAGAAAGAATTTCATCTATCTTACCAGCGAACGGTGTTCGAGTTAAGCGAGATTTGTTCTTTACAAAAACATTGCCTGGTAACTTACCATAATAGTCGAGATTACTCGTGGGCTCAAAGCGTACAGCGGATCTTTCAGTAGGATCACCTAGATTGGGGACAACATCACCCTCACTAGCAATCTCCATTAAAAGAGAATTACTAAGTAAAGTGTTGATACCCTTTTCTATAGAACCACGATTGAGACAAACGCCATAGCAATCTCCATTATCTTTGTTCCCAGCAGCATGAATTGCAGAAACACACCACCCACGATCCTTGCGGACAATAAGTGGGATTCCACACATGCCTGGTTTGTGACCGGGAAAAGAATATTGGAAATAAGGGGACAACTTGAGCATTTGAGCACCGCCATTGTGAGATACCTTAAGAGGAACATCACTAAAACGAGCTTTAACACTCTCATTATGAAAGAAACCTTCACATTGAGCAAAATAAAGGTCATCAGCAGCTATGTGTTGAATAACATTTTTAAATGGGTTACAATTTAACCTAACTAAAGAACAATCATTACCTAAATGGTAAATACTTTTCTTGTTGAGCTTGGTTTTCTTGAACTTGGATGGATGTTGGAGAGGATCTGCGACGGTGAAACCGTCTGTAGATAACCAAACTTCAACATTATCTCCCATAATAGCATGTGTATTAACAACTGCAATATTGCCACAAATACCGAATACATAAGTATTGGTAATAACTTCACCAAGAATAGTGGCATAGCGAACATTTCGAGAAACGGCGCTATTCAACTCCGGTCCAGTACCAGTATGCACGCAGGTGTCTAAAACCTCGCGGACGTTCCAGATTGGATGGAGTTTGTTCTTGTAACGCTTATACGATTCACCACAGTGAAAAGTATCTTCAAGTTCGTTCAACTCAGAATTATAATCATCAGGAATTACGAATTTGCTCTGAACAGTTTCAGTGTAAATCTTCGTAGATTTAAGATAATTTCTAAATAGAGATAACATTTGTAACGTGGCTATAAAACCAGACAAATATATTAAGTGCTTAGAATGAGCTTGAATGAAATAACTAGGGTTAGTATTCAATCCAACGTGAAAAGAGAGTTTATCCCATTTTCTCTTCAATTCTTGCTTTGTTCGACGTCTTGCGACATGAAGCAAACCAAGTTTCATCTGGTAGTAAACACCTTCAATTCGCCAAAAACAAATGACGGTGAGAAAAGAAAGAGTGGGAACTATACAAACCAAAAATGTAAGAACAAGAAGTGCTAACATTAACCTAAGGTTGGTGAACGCCCAAAGGGGTTGATATTTTCCTAAAATTCCATAAGAAAAGATCAATTGTATAGTCAAACACAATGCTGTGACAAGAAGAGAATGAGTAAAAGATAAAGTATCACGGTAGTGAAGAGCTTTATTACGCATAGTATACCTAAAATCAGAAAGAATGTACTTCGATTCGTGAAGTTTGGCTTTTGCGTATTCCTTGTAGTAAATAAAATCGGGTTTATGAACAAAAGATAGTTTTTCCTTGATAGGATCAACAACTCTACTCAATAACCGCGATTCAGTCTCCAACACGGGAGCATCGTCGTCAAAATTCACTAAGGAAGGAACATCGTCGTCAGAGTCAA